TACACAAATAATTACTTGTAGTCAAGTAATCCGACATTTAATCGTTGATTCGGTTTGTACTTTAATATGTCTAATTGCTTAGAAGTCGTCGGAAAATCGGCGTTACCATATATATCTTGCAATAATAACCATTCAAACACTCCACCCATGTATAAATATACATTTGAAAATCCCAACTGCAAAAGCTGTTGATATTTTTTATATATAGAATCATCACACGCATTTTTTCCATAAATAATAATTGGTACATTGTTATTCATCTTTAAATGTTTGTTTATAATCGATTCCTCTTGAACTGCTTGAACGCTATTCAAAATTAAACAATTTTGTTCATAAATTGGAAGAGTATTAATCAACAAATATATTTCCGAATTTTTTGTAGCGGTTTGCACATCTTCAAAATTTATTTTTGGTATGGTCTGGGAATTTCCCATATAATCTAATTATTGAAAAAGGTTTAAGTTTTGATTAGTTAAAATTCACAACTATTTCTACCTTTTCTTTTTTAATACTTTTTGAAGCAGAAATAGATAGTTCTTCTCTCTTCTTTCGGGTTTTTGTATTTTCCACAACCGGTTCTTTTCTCTTTGATGTGCTATTTCTACAATTCATATCTTTTTCAATTGTATCATAGTTATCTTCGATATACTGAATCACTTTATTTTCGAGAGTCCATTTAAAGAAATTTAACTGACCAATCGTTGTTTCGATACAGGTTTCTCCCTTGTAAGGAATACTAATCCGATCCCATCTACAAAAAGGATCAAATCGTCTCTTGCTATATGCTTTCAATTTCAGTTTATAATCCACATAAACTTTGAAACGTCGCATATTCCCAGAATCATCGTCAATCGGATAAAGCGTATAATATTTTTTTGCGTAGTTGGTAGCAAACCAATCTACGATTCTGAGAGAAATCTTTGACTCACCCGTTATAATTTTCAACATATTACTTAAGTTGGTCTCGTCCTTGTAAAAATCCATCAAGTTGTTAAGCAATAAATCATTTTGCGTAGTATAACTTGCGACAGAACTCATTGAATATTATTTCAGGGATTTATTTAAATGCTTATTTTTTGAGATTTAGTTTTATATATATATAATATATATATATAATATATATATGTCCAAATATATTTTTTACGACAGTGGAGTTTTAATTAAAGATACAGCTAACACGATAAATTTATGGAACGGATTATTTTCAGTTGCCGCAATAGAAGGAAGTATTATTACTTTTATATCTAACTACATAAAAGGAAAAGAAAATGCTCTTTTTATATCGTTAGTACGGGACGGTGACACAATGTTTAAAGAGGTCGATGACATAATAAATGAAAATCGATACACAAACACCACAAAGAAAATAATTGTGGGAACGTTGGCTCAAAGATTAGAGGATCGGGATGTAAAATATCTATACATGCCATTAGATGACAATTTTTTTACAAATGGTGTTAATTATTATTTTAGAGATATACCGCCTTGGGAATCAAGAAAACCCATGGCTTATTGGAGAGGAGGTGCATCCGGAGGCGGATTAGAATCAGCGAGATGTCGAACCGTAGAAAAATTAATTAATTGTCCGCACGCGGATGTTAAATATACTAGGGGAGGATGGGAAACCGGTAAAAATATACCAGAGCATTTCTTTGTCTCCGAAAGAGTGCATCATCGAGTATTTTTAGATTACAAAATTTTTTTAATAATTGATGGTAATTGTATTGCTTCATCTCACATGTGGGGATTTGGTAGCGGTGGGGTCCCATTTATAATATCTAATGCAAATTGTTGGTTTATGAAATTTTTAACACCGTTTGTAAATTATATACCGATAAAGTATGATTTGACCGATTTAATAGAGCAAATAGAATGGGTTGTACATAATGATTCAGAAGCAAAAAAAATTGCAAATGCTGCGAGAGATTTTTCAGAAAAGTTTTTTAGTTCAGATTTTCAAAAAAAATATTTGATGAACGAAATAGATAGATTTTTATCGGAATAATTATTCTTTTTCTATGGAGGTAGAAACTGGTTTCAAAAAATTATCTTGAGCAATTACATCATTAATATAGTTATTGTGAGAGAAAGGGTTCATACCAATTTGACCAATCATCTCTCTTTCGGCCATTCGATTGTATGTGTCCTCTCTTCTATTTAGTGGCTTCTCTTTGTCTAAAACAAACAACTCTCCTTCTTGGTTCATTATCCATTGATCATCCTCTGATAACAAAGATTGTTGTATTGCCGTCTTTTCAATGGCGATATTTTTTATTTCTGGGTTTAGTTTTGAATTTGGTTTTCGAGCGCTTCTCTCATATTTTTCTCCGTTTGACCACGTCCATTCCATTTATATTTAAGAATAGGTTTATTTTCTTCAGTCTAAACCTTTCTTGACAATTTGTAATTTTTTTGTAAATAAAAAAGCGTCATTATTCGTTCTTCTTCTTTTCAAGTTACACTCTAGACAGGAAATTAAAAGATTTCCCCTATTGTGACCAATATCATTATTTATTCTATCGAGGGTCCATTGATAGTTTTCTCTCACATGTTCATACAAAATATAGACAAAGGTATTACAATAATAACACGTCAAATCAGAGTCATAAAGTTCTTCAATCACATTTTTAATTTGAATAAAGTCTTTTTCTAAAAAACGGTTTTTATAAATATCCTGTTGCTTATAACTTTGAATTTTTTTTTCAATTTGGCGCTTAGCCAATAGGCATTCTCTCGTTGGTGTCTTTTTTTCAGTTGATTCTAAAAAAAAAGAATCATATATTTCTTTAATAAGGAGTCTTTGATTTTTTTCTTCGTATATCTCTGGTGAAACCTTCCAGCCTTCAACTTCTTTTCTGATTGTCGATTTATTTTTAGTTTCCGTCATTTTTTTTATTTGGTATCGATTTCCTGTACCCTTAATAATTATCGATTTTTCTTCCATATTTAATATGTAGTATATGTTTTCATATTATTTTACACAAAATTGATATAAAAAGTTCTTGTAGATACTAATATTTTGAAAAAGTGAGTTAAACCCAAAACAACAATATATATTATACCATGGAAGAAATTACGGATGAAGAATCTCTTACCAAAGTTAATTTAATGGATAACGAATCGTCTCCTGTCAAAAAGGTAAAATCGGACGAGTGTATTGAACTAAAGAATATCAAATATAAAACAATGCTATTAAACGGAAATGTATTAAAAGAATCAAAGCAGTCTGATAATTTATCAAACTTGGAAAAGTTTCTAGAGGAAGATAAAAATAATAATCAAAATGACCCATGGAGCAAATTAGATAAGACGGCCAAGTCAAGAAAACTGTTGGCGTTCTCCGAAAACTACGCAAAGGAAAAAAATCTAGACTATGATGAAATACAATTATTGCGCATTTTTTTGAAGGATTGTTTGGACAGAAAACGTCTTCAACGCGTAAAAGACGTTGAATACGACAGAACAACCGGTGAAGTTAAGATGGTTTCCGCCCTGTATTATAACAAATCTACCAAACATTTTACTATTAAAAATATTGATAAGCGTATTTCTACATTGAAAAATTTACCACCCAAAAAAATTAGAACCACCATTAAAAATGTGACAGAATGTCGAAATTCGTCTGATTCCGATTAACGAGCGAATAATAGGATATAAAGACTTCTTTATATCTTATACAAGAATTTAATTGTTAAATGTACTCCTACATAAATGAGTTACCAGAATTAAAAGATGTTCTAGATGATTTTCATATAGAAGACGCACTTCCATTTTTTGATGAAAAAGATGAAACAGAGTGTGTAATCACGTGTCTAGAGATTATGTGTGATTATATTGATCAAAACCCGTATGCCATTTCAGAACCCGACTTTGAGGATACCATGCTAGAAAATGTGAAAGAACTCTTTAATATTATGCATCTATCAGAAGACGAAAAGGATGACTTTGAGGATATTTTAGAAAATGTTTTAAGCATATTTTATTCTCAAATAATTCCTCCCAGATCCTTTTCAACGACATTTGCAAAACCATTGCTACAAGATACGATTTTTAAAAGACACGCGATAATAAGTTATTTGCTTGGAAAACCCCAACCCGATCAAAGAACCCCCGAATGGTATTTATTTCGTCATAATCTTATTACTGCGAGTAATGCTTATAAAGCATTCGAAAATGAAACCACTAGAAATCAGCTTATATATGAAAAATGCCAACCGCTTCGACTAGATCTTTTAGAGAAGGGAAACCCTGGCCAAATAAATATTCTGTCGCCATTTCACTGGGGTCAAAAATATGAACCGGTAAGCGTAATGTTTTATGAAGACACCTACAAAACAAAAATTGGAGATTTTGGTTGCATACAACACGACAAATACAAATTTTTGGGAGCTAGTCCAGATGGAATAAATGTGGATCAATCAAGCAATCGTTTTGGTCGTCTTTTAGAAATAAAAAATATTGTAAATCGTGAAATTGATGGAATTCCCAAGAAGGAATATTGGATTCAGATGCAGCTTCAAATGGAAACGTGTAATTTAGATGAATGTGATTTTCTAGAGTGTCGTTTCCAAGAATATGATGGGGAAGAAGCCTTTTATGCGGACGGGTCTTTTGAGCTATCCGAAAAGGACGATTGTAAAAAAGGCGCAATTATGTATTTTTGTAAAAAAGACGGTAATCCGAAGTATGTATATATGCCGTTTTCCGTTAAAACAAAAGAGGATTTTGAAAAGTGGGAACACGATACAATGTTGGAACTAGAAAAAGAATTTATGTGGATTAAAAACATCTATTGGAAGTTAGACGAAGTAAGTTGTGTGTTGGTTATGAGAAATAAAAAATGGTTTCAAGACACTGTCGAAAAAATAGGCGAAACTTGGAGTATAATAGAAAAAGAACGGATCACCGGATTTCAACACAGAGCCTCGGTGAAACGTTCAAAAAAGATTGTCGAAAGTTCTTCTTCAACTATCGATGGGTGTTTTTTGAAAATAATTAAAAATAATTCGCAACTTCCAAATAATTTTTTTGAAAAAAAGATTCCTTTACAAGTATTGAAAATAAGAACTGAATCATTCGACGAAATAAACAAAGATATTTAGAAGATTTATTATTGTTATATTATTTTTTTATATTATTATTTTATATAAAGTGATGAACTGCGTTATTTTATGTGGGGGGTCTGGATCCAGGCTGTGGCCGTTATCTAGAGAAAAACTACCCAAGCAATTGCTTGCCATCGTAGATGATAGAACAATGTTGCAAAATACTATCCTTCGCTGTAACAATCTTCCAATGAAAAATTTACTTATCATTTGTAATAAAGACCACGCATTTTTAATTCAACAGCAAGTAAGAGAGTTGAATTTAGACATATCATATAAAATTATTACCGAACCGGTCGGCAGAGATACTTCAGCTGCCGTCGCGGTAGCCTCGTTATTTGGTGATAAAGAAGATATTACCCTCATAGTACCGTGTGATCATGTATTTGATTCTAATGCTTTTTCGGATATCGTATTAAAAGGAATGAAACATGTAGAAAATTCAATTGTAACTTTCGGAATTAAACCAACCAGAGCCGAAACTGGTTATGGATATATTGAAACCGATAAAATAACAAAAAAAACACTACAATTTGTAGAAAAGCCTGATTACAAAACGGCATGCGACTATCTGAATTCTGATAATTTTTACTGGAATGCTGGGGTATTTTTATTCAAAAATGAAATAATGTTGCAATGTTTTGAAAACTATGCACCAGATATTCTAGAAAATTGTAAGGATTGTCTCTCAAATATTGATTGTTCCTTTGAAAAAAATGACATTGTAAATCTTCCCGAAAAATTTATAGAATGTCGT